GTATTAAACCAAGCACCAGACTTGGGTGCTCTCATACGATCATCTGATAGATTAGACAAAGATATGAGAGCAGATCTACGTACACCACCTACTACTACAACTTCACCTACCTTACAAACTATATCATGACATTCGATAGAATTTAATTTTCTACCTCTGGCTTCTTCAAACTTACGGATGGTAAAGTCAAACAAGTCTACCAATGGTTGAGGGCCACTGGCTCTACCGCCAAAGGTTTTTAATCGGGAGCCAGCAGCACGTACCTTACCAACATCTATCTTAGGTACTCTGTTAGTATAAAGAAAGGATATTAAATCTTTAAATGCTCTGGCCCATCCTTCCTTGGAGTCAGCCACACTAATAACATCATCGGTTCTCTCAAACTCTACGTCTGGTATGGTGGGAAGCTGGTTGACATACTGCCTCTCAACAGAGAAGCCTACACCTGTACCATTCATAAGGATATAAAGTATCTCATCAAAAGACTTTGGATTATCCACTGGTATATAGGAACAGTTGTATCCACATATATTTTCCCTCTCAAGTGCAGGGCCAGCAGTCATCAACGATCTCATACTTGGCATAACTTCAAGATGTAGAATAGCATTACGTATCATACCCCAATCTTTGGTATCAAGTTGATCTTTGACTCCAAGATTATTTTCCACATGTACTTTAAAGAAAGTGAGTAATCTATTAACAGTCTCATCCCATGTCTCCCTACGACCTTCTTCCTCCAGCCATCGGGAGTATCTGGAAAGATAGATAAAGTTCTGGTACTCAGTCGGTAGGCTCATCTGCTTTCTCCCCATATAGATGTTCAATACACAAATCAATATAGTGTCGTGCCTTTAACAAGTCTTGTAATCCTTCACCCTTTACACGATGTCTGGTTACATACTTAACCACATTACCTTCACAGAAATTCAGATCGTTAGCCATTATATACTCAGTCGGTTGTATTGTCAAGTTCTTATAATGATCACCACCTACTTGATGATCCCTGACGTTATCCTTTTTCATTCTCTTTCTTTTCCTTTGCTATCATTCTTTTATACTTAGTAATTTTATAACGAAAAGATCTAGGATCTTCTGAGTGAATAACTTCATAAGCAAAACTTCTAACATAACCCGGTTCAACTCCAGCATGATCACATATAAATTCAAAGTTATCACACGTAACTCCGATACTACATTGAAACCATGCTGTTGCTCTTTTCTTATTTCTGTCTCCCTTTTTTTTAGTAGCATCCAACAAAGCCTGTAATAGTATAGCTAAGAATAATCTACGTTCAGGATACTTCCTATCATATTGAATAATAGGATCTATAAATATATCATCTGGGTCTTTGATCTTCATCTATGTAATGTTCAACAGGTCTATACCACTTTCCTCCTACATATGAATTGTAGAATGCTGGCTCATCTGTTCCCTCCAATGTTGTTGCCAAGACATTGTACTTCATCTGAAAGTAACACTCATAATATCTTAGGCTACGTTTATTTTTATACTCAGCTATAACTTCAAACTTAAAATGTTTCTTACCTATCTTCTTAATGTCTTGTAGTAAAGCCTTAGAGGAACCCATATAAGTTTCCCACTTTGAATTTAGTTTACTCTTTCCAAGAAAATATTGCTTACATCCTATATATGCTTTCTTATTTTTCTTGTTAGTAATAACATAAACAAACCCAAACTTATCTGAATTAGGTTTGAACCTTCTACGGGTTCCCCTTATTTTCCAATGCATTACCAATCTAAAACTTCAGGGACATCAGGAGTTCTAAATACTTTCGTAAGATACCTCTTACTTTGTGCATACTGAAACACACGTAAGCCTTGACCTTGGTTAGCATCTTGCCAACAAAGTTTTTTATGGTTACAATAAAGACACCCAATAGCAAGTTTACGATTACCAGAAACCCCATCAGAAAGATCTTGATAGCATCTATCTGGGGGTGTATTCGTAGCCATAACTTTTTTAAGGTGTTTGATTTTATCTCCTGCATTTATCATCTCCAAAGAATCTACTGGTGTTAGACATATCTCTCCTGTCTGTTTGTTAATGGCAAGGAAGGCTGCTTCATCTACACCATTACCTTCAGCATACCCAGAGATTTGTTCAATGTAACCAAAGGGATCATCATCCTCAAGAGTACGGTTCTTGAACTTATCAAACCCTCTGTGTGATGTACTCTTACAATCTACTACAACTCCATCTATCTTACAATCTTGATGACCCTTCACTCCTTCAACAGTAATCTCTTTCTGTGCTTCTGTTACTTCATGTCCAGATAATACTGTTAATAGAATTAAAAGCTCCTCAAGAATATGCCCGTATAAAAACTTAATACGAGTACTAGCATCTAAAGGTATAGGTTGATCTTCACATTGAGCATCATACCAGAGTTGTCTTGCTGGTCTACCAATACCAGATAACCTTAATCCCTTACGATAGGTAGGTTTCTCTTTCAAGAAATCTTTAACATGTCGTCCTACATGTTGGGTAAAGATCCCGACCTGACTACTTACTAGATCTTCATTCAAGTGGGAATCTTCTGGCCCTAAAAGTTTATATATATCCTGTACTAATGTTTCTATTTTTGCCATAGAAATAGGGGATGGCATTACACCACCCCCATTCCTCCTTTCATTAAGATGCTAAAGAAATATCCTCGTCGGAATCTTCCACAGAGAATCCATTATTCACTATTTCAAAGTCTTCTTCACTACTATCAGATGAATAACGAACAAGGTCAATAACCTGTACAGCATCTAGTCTGCCTGTAACACCCTTACGTCCACCAAACTCCCAATTATAAGGCCCATACTTAACTTTAACTGTAGAACCATTACCAATCAGGGTATCCATCATAGCACGTTTCTGTGAATCAAGTAGAGTAGGTGGACGATTCTTCTCACCCGTCTTCTGATTACGAACATGCCGTTTAAGAGAAACGAAATCTCCACGATCATCTTCCTTATTCTTAATGGATAACCCATCAGCTTTAGCAATATCCAGATTTTTCTTATCCAGATTACACACATCAATACTCCAAGTCCCATCACTATCAAAGGTAGTGTTGGGGGCTACAACCTTGGCCCAATAAGCCGTACCTGAAATTATACTCATATTATTTTTACTCCTTTTGTTAAATTGAAAGTGTATTATAAAGAACTTTTAAATAAAAGTCAAGAACTTTTTAATGTGTATCAGCCCATGTTGTTCCTTCCTTCCATGTATTATCCAAAGGACAGTTTAGATTCAAACCTTTTTCTGTATCCTTAATAGCTTCCTTAGTTATCTCTCCAAACTTTGCCACATCTTTCTTATCTACTTCAAATTGGTATTCATCATGCACTGATGCTACTAACTTGGCATCAAGTCCTGATCTATTTACACGAGTAGTCATATTAATAAGCCAATCCTTACATATACTTGCCCCGGCTCCTTGAATTGAAGTGTTAAGTGCAGCATGAGCATGTCGTATGTGCAGATGTCTACCATCAATCCCTTTTATCTTGCCCTGTTCTGCTGCCTCTTCCACCTTATTACGAACACGTTTTAAGTCTGGCATATTAGATAGAAACCTGTTCATCAATTTTTGTCCATGTTCTCTGTTACCTCCTACAATCTTACCTATCTTGGCAGGGCCAGCTCCATACATGAAGGCATATATAAATGTCTTTGCCTGATCCCTATCTGTTAGTCCAGCCATCTTCATATTAGCTGTATGTACATCACCATTTAAAATTTCATCAATGTACTTTTTATCATCCATTAAGTGAGCAAGCACTCTTAACTCTAAACCAGAAGCATCTGTTCCTACCAGTGAATGTGTATGTGGATTGGTTACAGTCCAACAATCTCTACATTCTTTACCAAAGGGACTACGTACTGCTGGAATCTGGGCCATGTTAGGAGAGTTGTGAGCCATACGTCCAGTGATAGTACGTAAGGTTAATACCTTACCATGAACTCTACCAGTATCATCGTTGTAAGCATCAATCCATGATTGTACTTGGGCTATACGTTTCTGTAATAGAAAGAATCTTGCAAACTTTCTTGCTTCATCCATATCAATATCATTAAGAACATTTTCATTGACAATAATATTATTTTTGTCTGTTCTAAGTTTAGGCTCCCATCCTCTTTCCATCAGACGGTCAGCTATTTGTTTACGAGAACCTATATTGAAATATATTTCCTTTTCCTTAGTCTTTAACTTTACAATCGTAGGTGGAAATTCTTTCAATGACCACTCAATTAACGTATGGGCCTCATCGGATAGTCTGGACAATAGTCCTATAGTTTTACGTATATCCAAAGCAAACCCATTCTTCTCTTGCTTATCTATGATAGCTCGTATCTTATGCTCCAAGGCAATAGATTCCTCAGAGAAATCTTTTCCCTCATCGTTTAAACTGTTATATACTTTCTCAGTCAAGAGTACATCATTCTTACAATATTCCAGCATATCTTCTGAATACTCAGAGTAATCCTCACACTCCATCTTAGGGAACTTTACTGTGCTTCCCCATGCTGACAGACTGTGACCTCCCTCTCGCATTGGATTAAATAATTGTGACATAATCATGGTATCTTTTATCTGTCCTAACTTAATATTAGTATTCAACAACTTATTTAATTGTGGAGCATCAAATGATATTCCATTATGCATAATAAATTTATCTACATCTGAACACCAATTATTAAACTCACTAATATTTTTGTGATCCCAAGTCCATACATTTGGAGAACCTACTTCCTTGGCTGCAATACAATGTACCTTGGTAGCATCAAGACCGTCTGTTTCTATATCCACGATTACGTTCTTCATAGTCTTCATCCTGTCCACACCAGTTACACTCCTCTCCATTTCCTACATACAATATAGTATGTTCCACCGGACACCAATGTTCCCACATTTCTTCTTTCATATCCCAAAACTTTCTCCACATCCACATTGAGATGTAGCATTAGGGTTTTTAAATATAATATAATTACCATTGATACCAGTGGAAAAGTCTATAGTTGTATCCATCAGTAACATTGCTGCTTCCTTCTTGATATATAACTTTCCTTCTTTAAGTGGCATTATATCATGCTTATCAGGAATGTCAAATAATATATCCCACTGATAGGTAAAGCCAGCACAACCACCACCCTTCACACCAAGCTCTATGCCTATTGCATTCTCTGATTTAACAATACCTGACAGGTGTTTATCAGCTTCATTCGTTATTGATACTAACATTTGTATTCCTCAGTAAATTATACAGACAAAAAACGTAAGCTGTAATTAAAGAAGATAGCCAAATTCCAAATGCCTTGAAGGAAGGCAATGTTTCTACGTTGTGCTTCAACAGAAGTACCGTTGCTATAGTCACCATGAATGATAACATCGGTATATAGACGGTAAGGGGTAGCCATTTAAGTAGGACACGTAGTGTTGATGTTAGCATCTTTATCATTAGTATTTTCCTTTAATGCTGGACTTGGTAGTACCTTTACCAACTTTGCATCGGGTACTTTGATATGAAAGAATAATTCATTGGCACTTCTTCTGTTATCAACTGGCTTAACATCACACTTATTAACCATAGCTCCATCCATAAACCATGCCTGATCCAAGTGCTTATTAAATATAACAAAAGTTAAGTTACCATGAGATCCTTCTTTTGTCCATTTATCTATCAGCCTTCGTTTCCTGTATGGAATACGTATCTCCTTCCAAGATTCAGGCCAATGATCATGCCAACCTATCTTTATTTCTGTCTCAAAATAACATTCAACATTATCCTTATTCTTACATACGATATCTACTCCATATGTTTCTTCTGTATTAATATCCTTGTAACCGTTAGACAGTAACCAATTACTCATAACATCTTTAGCTAAAGAATCGTATTGATTATATAAATTCTTATCAAATTTACTCGACATCCTTTTCTCCTATGTCAAATGGGTTTTCAATCTCAGTCATTCTACCTGTTGTCTTATCATAAAATAAATGTGTACCTATACCTGTATCTCCTGTATATCTGTTCTTTAAAATACGTACTACCGTAGTATTTGCCAGCACTTCATCATCATCCTGTTGATTTCTTTCCAAGGCTATCACCCCATCACTGAGATGAGCTATAGATGCAGACCCTCTAAGGTGAGATAACGATACTTCTTTCCCGTCCTCATGTCCCTTATCTCCAGTGGGTCTACGTAGGTGTGAGACAAGTAATAGTCCTATGCCTGTTTGTTCCACTAGAGAACGTAACTTGGTCATTAACATATCTATTGACTTCCTTTCATCTCCAAATGATTCCTCTTGGCCTGAAACAAGAATGCTCAAGTGATCCAGTACAATCCACTTACACTCAAGGGCTTGTGCCATGAACCTGATCCTAGATAATATCTCATCATTACTTATACTACCAAAGTGATCAAAGGCAAAGAACCTACCAGAACCTATAGTATTATTCTGCCATTCTTCTAACTGATTACGTTCATAAGAATCCCTTACCTCTTTAATATACAATCTAGCAGAGGCTTCCACACTCATGATGTTCCATGCTGTATTCTTAACACTTTCTTCCAAGGCAAGAACACCTATATTATCTTGTGTATTTCTTAATAGATGGTGCATTAGCTCTCTAATGATGCTGCTTTTTCCCATGCCAGCCCCAGAGGTGAATGTAACTAACTCTCCTGTCCTCATGCCATAAGTTTTTTCATTCATCTTAGCCCAAGGGTATGGACAAGTCTCACAATAATCCTCTTCATATAAGCTACCACCTATATCCTTCAGGTTAATAATACCAGCAGGGGTATGGGGTTTAGCATTCCACCATGCCTGAGTGAATGCTTCCCTCTTACCCATCTTTAGATATTCATTTGCATCCTTGTAATCAAGGTTTGTTACCTTACATTTATTAGGTGCAAACAATTGAGCCACTTCCTCTGTAGCTTTTCTTCCTGCCTTGTCCATATCAAAACACAAGACCACAGTATCAAAGCTATCCAGATAAGAGAATGCTTTCTTACAATCTCTCAATGCACCAGCACTTCCTGTCTTTATGGACACTGAAGGCCACTTAGATCCCATCAGTTCGTATGCACTCATGGCATCCACTTCACCCTCACATACTGTGATGTACTTACCCTTGGGTGCAAATACGTGTTGACCAAACAGAACAGCCTCACTTATATCACCCTCTGACCACATCTTTTTATCTTTTGTTTGCCTTATCTTGGTAGCTATCTGAGTACCGGCCTCATTAAAGTACCCATACAGGTGATGGGTTACTGTGCTGCCTTCAATCTTAATCTTTGTATCATACTTCTTGGCAGTTTCTATGGAGATCTTTCGATCAGAAAGAGCACCCCACTTACCCTTTGTTGTCATAGGCTTTACCTCTATCTTTACCTCTTGTTTAGGAATTGATAAAATATTATTCCCAAATCTAGTTTCACATGCAAAGCACCATGAGTGCCCATCTAAATGCTGTACGTTACCATCACTTGATCCACACTTAGGGCATGGGCCTCTGTCCACCCATTGTTTAGTTAGTTGCATTATACCCCCGGCCCCGGCCAAGTGCCATCATATATTTCTTTCATTCTATTACTCATATCTTCTTCCTTTTTTAATTTATGTTTCATAAGTTGAGGCCATGAGATAGGATATAAAGTATTCATGTGTTGTGATATCCACTCAGCTACCCATCTTGTTTCCTCTTGTGCATCCTCACTCAATCTAAGGTTGCATACTCTGGCAAAGGCATAGAGGCTACCACTCCAGTACCACTCAGTATACACC